AATTCCATTTTTTAAGGCTCCCTCAACATCATATCCATTACCACTATATCCTTCAGAAGTTCGATATTTATTTACTATTTTAATATCCGTTACTGAAGCTACACCATCTACCAATGATATTTCATATCCTAAATCACTCAATACTATTGGTTGATTTATTTGCCAATTATCAATGTTGAAAAATTCTGATACTCTTTCATTTACTAACCCAAGAACTTGTTCTTGTGAAAAGTTTGATTTGGTAATGATTTTATAATCAACACCTATATTAATTATGTATCCGTTTTTAATATTTACCGCATCAGTAATTGGTCTAAATCTTGATAAATAAGTTTTTAAATTTTGTTTTACTGCATCATTTACAAGTGATAACTTTCTATTAGAGTTATATCCCAATACATATAGGTTTAACGCTAATGGGTTAGGTATTCTGTTTTGTATTTCTGAAAGTGGTTTACCAACATCTTCTTGTGTTATTGTATAATTTGATTGTGGTGTTCCACTTAATTGGTCATCTTGAACTATATAAGCTTTTGCAATATTACCAAACTTATCTGGTAATGCATAAGTTCTAATTATGTAATCTTCTTTTGTAACAGCCCTACCTTGAGCTTGGAAAAACGCTTTTATGTTTTCTCTCAACTCATCAACACTTTCTGCTCCTAAACCACCTGATGAAGCTTCTGGATTTGAAATTCTAACTGATTGTTTTACAGTATCTAATGTTGATTGACTTAAATTAGTAGAATCTATTTCTAATGTAATACCAGCGATTTTATTGATTTCATCAACACCAACATTGTCTTGAATACCACCACCATATTGATAAGTAATTGATAGTGTTGTATTGGAAGGTGCTAACCCGTAAGTTTTTGTTTTTAAAAAATTACTTGGGTCAAATGTTTCATAAATTTTTGAAGGACTATCCGGTAGATTAGAACCAACATTATCAGGATTTGGTATAATGTCTTCATCTGCATTATCACTAACTCCGGCTCCAAATCTTAATTCTGTTTTTCCGTCTGGTCTTCTGTAAGTTGTAAATCTTCTTGATACTCTTTTTAATTTTAATAAGTAAGGAGCATCGTCTGAATATTGTGCTAGGTCTGGGTCGTTGTTTGAATTATTTTCTACTTCGTCAAATACTGTATCTTGTGCTAAAGAATCAACTTCGTTCCAATTGTTTCCGTCTGAATCTACTACACTTATAATGTCTATGATATTAGTGTTTGATAATTTAATTCTTGAATATTTTTTAGCACTTGTAAAAGTAAAATCTTCACTTGTAATAGCACCACTTTGTGCTTGAACTTGTTTTTTCAATAAATAAAATGTTGGTGAATCATTACTATCGGTTTCAAATACCGTAGTAACTCTTGGTGAAGAAGTTGTATTATTATATCTAAAATCACAACCTTGTATTGTTCTAAAAGTTACTCCGTCTGATGTTTCAACACGAGCTCCTACTGGAATATTTAATGCATAATCATAATCGGGTTCTATACTAGATGCTGTTCCTTTTGCTGGAACTAATTGAAATATATCTAATGTTACTTGTGAAGGAGCTGTCAATCTTGGTTTATATCCAAATGTTTGAGCCATTGAATATAAAGTTCTTAATTCTTCTGAATATCCTAATAAAGATTCTTTAAATTGTGAATCAACATAATAAGACATAACATCACCAACATAAGATGCCATTTCAATAAACATCATACCAGGTGATGACTCGTTAAAGTCTTGGTAAGTGTTTGGATAATATTGTTTTGAAAACTCAATCAAGTTATTTCTAATTTGAGAAAAGTCTTTATTTAAATATCTTACTTCTTTACTTACTTTTCCAGTTTTATTACTTCTGTATGCCATTGTTTACTCCTAATATGTTCCACCACTTGAATCACCACTAGAACCACCTGATGTGGTATCAAAATTTAATGTGATAGAATTAAATCTATTTGGTTCATAGTTTAAAGAAAAATCAATATCTACTTTTGTTTCTGTTGGATTGATTTCATTTTGAATTACATCAACTTTTGCTATATCAATATATGGTAACCAAATAGACATAGCTTCTTGTATTTCTTGTTTTATTCTTTCAGTTAAATCTTCTGTATATTGTTCAAATAATAAATCTCTTAAACGAGAGCCAAAGTTAGGTTGCATTACTCGTTCACCTTTAGCTGTTAGTAGAAGGTTTTTTATATTAGAACCTGCTTGTTCTAATGTTGTTTCCGTTTGTGGAAATAAACCTGATTTTCCTCTATTGAAAGGTAGTTTTAAACCGATACGAATATCTGGGTTTAAATCATTTTCTCTTGCACTTGCCATTATTTACCTTTTTTCTTATCTATAGCTTTTACTAAATCCGTATAATCTCTTGTCAGTGCGTTTTTTAAATGCTCTGGAGCAGTATCTAGATTCATACCGGCACCTTGTAAAGTGCTTGCGGCCGCTACTTCTCGTTTAACTTCTTTATTCCCTAAACCACCGCCGTATCCTAACATCTCAGTCATGCGACTTGAATCAAAAGTTCCTCCGCCTAATGTTGGGTATTCTTCTTGTTGTTGTTGTGCAGTTTCGTTTAGAATTTTATTAAGAACCGAGTTGTCTGTAAACTTTTGTTCCTTAACTTTTTTCTTAACTACTGGTTTTGTTTTGGGAATATTTGTCTCGTTAATAAGTATATCGGTTATCTGTTTTTTAACCTCTTGTTTAACAACTTCTTTTATTAATGATACTAATTTATTCGATTTCATTTTTACTCCTAATCTGTTATGATATCCCTTCTTAAAAAATCTCCTCTTGCAAATTTACTAATTACTTTTGTAAGTTTACCAAGTGCTATTGCAAAACCAACTGGGTCTGTTGCAGCTTTTGGTGTTGCTTGTTCTAAACCTTTTTGAGCATTTTTATATTCATTTTCTAAATCTATAAACTCTTTTGTTTTAAGTGTTGGATTTAAATTTGTTATTTGTCCTAAAGTTTTACTTGGGTCAATTTTTATATTGTTCAACTTTTGTTGTAATTGTTTTAGTTCTTCAAATTCTTTTTGTGGAACATTACCAAGTTTTTTAATTTCTTCAATACACTTTTGAATTTCTCTTTTTATAGCTTCAATAGGGCCGTTTCTTAAATTATCTAAAATCTTTTTGGTTTCACCAGTAAATATTGTTCCGTCTTTTTGATTATGTTTTATTTCTACATTTTTACCAATGACTTCATTTAGTTCACCTGATTGTTGTCTAAGAACTTGTTTGGCGTTTAGAACAATATAATCAGCATCTAATACAATTACTGAACCTTTAGTATAAATATCACTTAAATCTGGATTTGGATTTTTTATTTCTTGACTACTACCTCTACCTTGAACATAAATTGAAGCTTCATCTTTTTCTAAATTGTGTTTTACTGGTTCATTTATTTCAAGTTCTTCGGTATTGTGTCCGGCTACAATTTGAACACTTGGAACTAAATCGTTCTCACCAATTTTTATAGAACTAGCATATCTACCAGTTAGAACTAAATCACCACGATTAGCTTCTATGTTTCTTTGATACCTAAAATCTTCATCTGTTGTTTGTATAGAAATTTTTGTGTTGTTTCTATCACTTAGTCCGGTTTTAATATTATTGTTTGGATTATTTTTTATATTAATAATATCACTATAATAAGTTTGTCCAAAATAATTTACACACACAACATTTTCACCAACAACAGGATATCTTTTTATTTGTGTGTCTAGTGGTAATATGTGAACACCATCACCTAAAATTTGTTGGTCTTTGTTGTTAATCCAACTTCCTTTTATAGCCCCGTAGTATTTGTAGTTTGGTTTTCCATTAGACTTTTTTGGAAGTTTGTTTTTATCTAATAAAACTTCTTTTACTTCTACTGGTTCAAGTTCATAAAAATCATATTCTCTTGAATCCATTATTCTATGAATATCAGAGTGAATTCTTTGAACTTGTGAATTACCAAAACTTGTTATGTTTGATGATTTGGTTTTTCTTCTTTCAGCCATTTTATTGTTTTGCTTCTATATCTTTTCTAATCTTATCAGATGTTTCTTGTAAATCTTTTGTATCGTGTTCTAATATAGTATTCATTATTTCTTGTTTTTCCATTTCAGATAAACCAAACTCACTTTCAGATTCACCTTTGCTTTCGGCTGTGATAATCTTCTGAACGATACCAGCTAGTTTTACTAATAACTCATCATTACGAACATTGATTTCTAAATACTCTTTAATCATAGGAACTATTTGAACAGCAGTATCTCCGTCTTTAATCATAGAAGTAATATTTCTAGTTAAGACATCTAATTGTTTTCTGTTATAG